CAAAGAAAAGCCCAGCTTTAAGCTGGGCTCCTTTGATTGGCAGGGGCTGATCAGCCAGCGTCCAGTTCGGCCTTTAAGCGATTCGCAGATTGATCATAAGCCGCCTCGAATGTGGAGTCGTCCTGGTCGCCAAGGTGATCCAGATAGTTGAGCCACGCGGTGTACATGTCCGAAAGTTGTGGCTTTAGCTCAGGTCTGCTGGCGAGTTCCGCTCTGTAGAGCAGCTTTCCTTTCTCCTTAGCCCCGTCCACGCAGATGCGCACGGCATCCAGCCTGGCATGGAAAGCTTTAGACCAAGGCTTGCTACCTTCGCCATACTTCTTTGCAGCAGCATCGACCTCGGTCTGTTGATACATGCTCTCAAGCTTGCAGACGGCAGGCAGGCCGGTCATCTTCGCGATATATGTCGGCTCAGCCAGACTCAGGCACGATGAGGTTGCGATGACTAGACCGGCCAGTATCCTGACTTTCATGTGTGCTCCTTGCCTTGGAAAACAATCGAACCTGGTTGTCTAGAGCACGCCCCTCGGCGCCTTCTGGTCGATTACGCGCCCGATGATATCCCAAGCGTCATCCATCTCGACGGTCTCGAACTTGGCGTTAAGAGGGACCAGGTATTCACGACCAGCGTCGTAGATGTACTGCTTAAAGGTGGTTTCGCCATCCCGGTGGCGCGCGATATAGAACTTTCCGCTAATCAGGTCGAAGCCCTCCGGCCTGATCAGGATCGGCGTGCCGTCCGGGAAGCTGGGGGATGTGGTCGAGGTCATCGACGGCCCTTTCACCAGCAGCCAGTACCCATGGGGGCCGGCGTTCTCGGTGGATGGAAGCCAATCTTCGGCAACGCCTGGTACGAAGTTGTCCGGGGAGTCGGCGCGCTGGCCAGCAGCAACCCAACTGATCAGCGGGTAGGTCTGCGGTCCCCGTGACGGCTGTAGCGCAGGCTCCACGTTCTGAAGGCTTCCAGAAATGGTCAATTCCGATCCAATCAGTTCAGCGACCGTTACGTCAAGCACCTGAGCTATTAGCTCCAGGTCGTCCAAGGACGGTTCGCGCGTGTCCTTCTCGTAGTTACCGATCCGTGATTGCGAAGCCCAGCCACAGGCCTTCGCAAGCTTCGCCTGCGAAATGCCTTTGAGTGAGCGGTAGTGCGCTATGCGTGAGCCAAGTGTGTTCATGCCGTCGATTCTAATCACGGCCTGCAATAAATCCCTTTCACTAATTGTGTTTGCTATCATCACAATGCGTGTTTATCCTGTTGGCGTGACTCGACAGGAGCCAGTCAATGAATCGAATCCGTGAACTCCGCGAGGGCGCGAACGTAAAGCAGGCCGATCTCTATCGCCAGTTGAATTGGAAACAATCCCGCTTGGCGAACTATGAGCGCGGTGCGCGCACCCCCGGGCTAGACGAGGCAAGGCGCATTGTCCATGCACTGAACGCCTTGGGTGTGGCGTGCTCGATGGCGGATGTTTTCCCAGAGCCTGAAACCGGCGCCGAGCGCCTGGCCAGTTGATCTCCCCTGAGCCGAACCATCGTCGCCCAGGAGGGCCACCATGCATACGTCGAATCCTCGACACGAAACCCGCGATGCCGTGCTGATTGCCATCGCTGAGGACATGATCGCCCGGACCAGCATGTCGCAGGACGGGTTCGCCGAACGCTTGAACATCGAACTGAACCTGCGGGCGCCGGAACGCTGCCGGGCCAAGGATTATCCGGACCTGAAGGGCCTAGAAGGGACGGCCACCAGTCACGTCGACTACGCCCGGATCTACAAGAACTGGAGCAAGCGGGTGGAGCGCTGGCTCGACGGCGACGTCGAGATTCCGGCCTGGATTGAAGAGTCATGGGTACAGGCACTGGAGCAACCCTGGCGCGAACGCGCGCTGCTGGAGTTGTCCGGCCGGTACGGCCTGCTCCCGGTGCGTCCAGTCGTGGCCGAGGGTATGGACGCCATGAAGGTGTTCGGCGCACTGATGCGACGCCTCGGTGATGTCGCCGGCGTTGGGACCCGCGTCTTCGACGACATGGTCCTCGATGCGCGGGATGGCCAGTTCCTTCCGGACCTGATCAACGCCCTGGACTCCACTGCGGCGAAATGCACCACGCTCAGCCGCATGGCCAAGTCGGTTCTGGCGGGCGAAGGGTGATCCGTGCCGTCCTTCCAGATCAACGACGAGGAGCGGGAGGCGCTCCGCGGCCTACCCATGCTTGCCCGCGAGATCTACGTGTTCGCCCTGCGCCCGTTCATGGACTTCGCAACAGGCGTTGTCGGAGAGCGGCGAGGGATCTCTTGGAAGTCGATCGCCGAGGAGCTCTACGTCGAGCCGCACCAGGGCATAAAGGGCGGCGAGCCCTCCGAAAAGGAACTGCGGCGGGCGCTGGTCTGGCTGCAGAGGGTGGGCCTGGTAGGCCCCAATCTGGCCGAAAGGCGCCTGATTTTTGAGTTGCCGAAGGCTTCACGGGATCAATCCGTCCGAAAAAAAGTGGGCACTAAGTGGGCAGATGAAGCGGGCAGTTATGTGGAAGGGTCGGAGCCCAGTAACTACGCGGCTCTCCCGGAAAAAGAGGGCAGATATGTGGGAGGGGGTGAAAGTGAAAAAGTGGGCACACCTCCGGTATCCGGTAATAACCGTACCGTACCTAACGCGTGCGTGCGCGAATGCCCAGCCGATCCGGCCACTGCGGGACAGTGGTGCCAGTTCTTCATTCGTGAGCGCGGATTTCAGATCCACGCGGTGCAGACCGCCAGGACCATGCCGCTGTTCGCCTCTTGGGTCGAGCGCGGTGTCACCGCGGAGCAGATGCTCGCGGCAATGGAGATCGCCGAAGCCAAGCTCGGCGCCCCGCCTGACTCCCCCCTGTACTACCGAAATTTTCTCGATGAACTCTTGCTGGAGCGCCACCGGATGGCAACAGCACCGCATGCGGAGCACCGCCATGAGCAAACCGACGGACGAAACGCCCAAGCACGTCAGCGACCCGCTGCACGACGTTCGCGCAACGCTGTTGACATCCTCCACGACGACGACTGGTGAGCCGCAGATCGAGAATCTGGTCGAACTTGACGCCCAGGCGCGCAGGGCGGTGAAACGCGTGTTCGCTACCCTCAAAACCAGCTATCCGGCTTGGTACGAGAAGCACTACGGGGAACGTCGTGCGGAGACGCTCGCCAAGCGAGTCTGGCTGACCGGTATCAAGCACCTGAGCGACATGCAGGTCGACCGAGGCCTCCAGCGGATGGTGCTGGATCAGGACTTTCCTCCGAGCCTCAAGGAGTTCCTGCGGCTGTGCCGCAAGATCGACGGTTTGCCGAGCGCCGAGGGCGCCTGGTACGAAGCCTTGGAGCAGCGCTACAGCCACAAGGTCGTGAAGGTGGCTGCCGAACTCACAGGCCTGTTCGAGCTTCGTCGGGCCCAGTACGGCGACAAGCGACTTCGCGCTGAGTTCGAGCATAACTATGCCGTAGTGGTCCGACGCCTCGAGGCTGGTGAGCCGCTGGACGGAAAGGTCGCCAAGGCGATTGGCCTCGACAGCCAGAAGTCAGAGCTGCAGCGCGCCGATGAGCTTGCCGAGCAGCAACTGCTCCACCGGATGCAGGCCCAGGGGCTGGATGGTCTCAGTGGCGCCCAGGCGCGGGAACTGCTGCTGGCCAAGATGCGCCGGAAAGCGCCGGAGGTGCGCCGTGATGCATGACCTCCGCCCGGTGATGTTCACCGTACCCGGCGAGCCTCAGGGGAAGGGGAGGCCGCGTATCGGCCGCGTCGGCGCCCACGCCCGGATGTTCACTCCCGCGAAGACCGTGGCGTACGAAGGCCTGGTGGCCATGGCCGCACAGCAGGCAATGGCGGGGCGCCCGCTGATAACCCGGCCTTGCCTCATCGAGATCTGGATGTACCACCAAGTGCCAGCCTCATGGTCGAAACGCAAGCGTGCACAGGCTCTGGCCGGTGAGATCGCCGCCATGCGCAAACCGGATGCGGACAACTGCCTCAAGGCCATCTGCGATGCCTGCAACGGCGTCGTATGGCGTGACGATGTTCAGGCCACCCGCGGCATATTCCAGAAGCTCTGGAGCGAAACGCCAGGCGTGCGAGTGAAGATCGTCCCTCTCCTCGAGGGCGAGCAGTGACTACAGGAAACTACAGGGGAGAGTCGAAATGAGACTGATCAGCGCGCGCCAGGCTTGGCACGACGCCTTCTACGAGAGTCGGAGCTCAGTGCTGGCGGTGGCGGCCGACAAGGCCGCGCTGGGCAAGAAGGGGCGGGTGGCCAACGAGACGCACCCCGACCGCAAGGACACCAACGGGCGTAGCGCCCACATGCTGGCCGCCGGCCTGGTGCAGGCTGCCATCCGCTCGCTGCCGAAGCCGCTGCAGCACTTCGGCCACACGCTGTACTCGCCGCTGGCCACCGGTGACGACGTGGCGATCGCTCACGGCCTGGTCTGGATCGGCGCCGGCCTCGGCCAACTGACTCAGCGCCAGGGCGAGCGGGCTTACTGGATGGCGCTGGCGGCGATCAACTCGCATAAGCGCGCCGTCAATGGCCGCGACACACTGCGCCCGGCCGAGGTCTGCCTCTTCATCGAGGAGCGCCTCGGCTGCCGGATCGACCCCGGCAACTGGGCGCGGGACTACGCCAGTACCTGGGAGCGCCTGGCGCGCCACATCGACAAGCTCGACGCTCAGGCGCTGAGGCCGGTCGCCGAGGTAGTGGCGAAGCAGAGCGGCCTGCGGAAGGGGCCGGGCTGGCGCTGGCACCAGGTCGACCGCGATGTGGTGGCGTTGCAGCGGGCCGAGGCCTACGCCGAGCGCCGGGAGCATCACCAGCAGCGCTTGGCTGAACGGCTGCGCGGGATGTCGGACCAGGAGCTGGCGCGGTGGGCGGCGAGGATGAAGCGGTACGGGGAGGCATACCGGGAGGAGTGGGGCGAGGACATCCTGGAATGCCCCAGTGTCCATCAGCGCTACCATGACCGCGTGGCGGCCTACTGGACCCAGCGGGAACGCCTGAAACGGGTCGCTTGACGATTTGAAGAGCATTTGGGTATCGTTTTGCCATTGTGCACAGTTGCACCCAACCAACAGATTCCCCCGAAAACCCGGCCCTGGCGCCGGGTTTTTTCGTTTCTGGAGTACCCCATGGCTGAACCGACGAGCAGCGGAGCAGTAGCAGCAGCCGGCGCCGTCGGGCTCACTGCCACCGCGATCATCCCCGGAGTCGACGTCAATGCGGTGATCGGCGGCTTCGCCGGCGCGCTGCTGTTCGTGCTCTGGGCTCACGACCTGACAATGGCCAGGCGCCTCGGCTACCTGCTGGCGTCCTGGGTCGGCGGCTACTACGCCGCCACAGAGGCTGTCGGGCGGGGCGCGACCCAGTTCTCTGGGCTGCCCGCACTGGTCACCGCCGCGCTGATCGTCACGATCCTGATCGGCGTGCTCGACTGGATGATTGGTGGCCGCGCGCCGGCATGGCTCCAGATCGTTCTGCAGCGCATCGTCGGCATGATCGGAGGCCGGAAAGATGGTTGATCTGGTGACCCTGACGGCTGCGGCCGTCTGCGGCGCTATCAGTTGCCGCATCTTCACGTACCAGCGCCACGGTGCCACGTACCGGTTCGGCGTCTCGCTCTGCGCGTACATCCTCGCCGCTGGGACCGGCATGCAGGCGCTGTCGATCAGCCTGGCCGTGCTGATGGCGCGCCACGCAACGCCGATATCGCCCTACCTGCTGGCGGTCCTGCTGGTGCTGCTGGTGCTGGTCTACCGCAACAAGGGCAACATCGCGCCCATCCTGAGGCTCAGTTGAGGTGATCCATGGCGCTAACAGCAAAACAGCGCCGCTTCGTCGCCGAGTATCTGCTCGACCTCAATGCGACCCAGGCGGCAATCAGGGCCGGGTACAGCAAGAATCGCGCGTCCGAGATCGGTTACCAACTGCTGCAGAAGCCGGACATCACATCCGCCATCCAGGCGGCTATGAAGGAGCGCGCCGAGCGCACCAGGTCTGACGCCGACTACGTCGTCCGGCGCCTGGAGGAGATCGATCAGATGGACCTCCTGGACATTGTCAACGATGACCTGACCCTCCGCCCGCTCAGCCAGTGGCCCAAGGCCTGGCGCCAGTACCTCAGCGGCTTCGACTTGGCCGAGATGTTCGAGGGCAAGGGCGATTCCCGCGCGGCGGTCGGCATCCTCAAGAAGATCAAATGGCCGGACAAGGTGAAGAACCTGGAACTGCTCGGCCGCCACCACGGCGTGTTCACCGACAAGTTCGAGCACTCGGGCCCCGGCGGCGGCCCGATTCCCACCATGCCGACCATGATCGAACTGGTGGCGCCTGGTGAAAGCACGGATTGAACTCCCACCGAAGCTGATTCCGGTCTTCTCCGGGCCCGCGAGGTACAGGGGCGCCTACGGCGGGCGCGGCAGCGGCAAGACCCGCAGCTTTGCCAAGATGGCGGCGATCCGGGCCTACATGTTCGCCGAGGCTGGTATCTCCGGGCAGATTCTCTGCGGCCGGGAGTACATGAACAGCCTGGAAGACTCCTCTATGGAGGAGGTCAAGCAGGCGATCCGGTCCGAACCCTGGCTCAACGCCTACTTCGAGATCGGCGAGAAGTTCATCCGCACCCGCAACCGACGGGTGTGGTTCTCGTTCTCCGGCCTACGCCACAACCTCGATAGCATCAAGTCGAAGGCGCGCATCCTCATCGCATGGGTCGATGAGGCCGAGAACGTCAGTGAGATCGCCTGGCAGAAGCTGGTGCCGACGGTTCGCGAGTGCGACTCCGAAGTCTGGATCACTTGGAACCCGGAGAAGGACGGCAGCCCTACCGACACCCGGTTCCGGAAAAACATGCCGGCCGGCGCCAAGATCGTCGAACTGAACTACACGGACAATCCCTGGTTCCCCGACGTCCTCGATCAGGAGCGCCTGAACGACAGGGAGTCGCTGGACGACCAGACCTACGCTTGGATCTGGGATGGCGCCTACCGCGAGAACAGCGACGCGCAGATCCTGTCCGGCAAGTACCGGGTGGCGGAGTTCACGCCTGAACCGGGCTGGGATGGCCCCTACTACGGCCTGGACTGGGGGTTCAGTCAGGACCCCACAGCCGGCGTGAAGCTCTGGGTGCACGATCGCCGGCTCTGGGTCGAGTACGAAGCCAGCAAGGTCGGCCTCGAAAACGACGACATCGCCCAGTTCATGATCGACCGTCTGCCTGGCATCGAACTGCACGCCGTGCGGGCCGATTCAGCCAGGCCGGAGACAATCAGCCACGTCAAGAGCAAGGGGCGAGACCACAAGCGCGCCAACTTGCCACGCATCGAGCCGGTGGCGAAGTGGCAAGGCAGCGTCGAGGACGGCATCGCGCATCTGCGCAGCTACGTCGAGATTGTCATTCACGTGCGCTGTACCGGCTTCCTGCGCGAGGCCAGGCTCTACAGCTACAAGGTCGACCGCCTGACCGGTGACGTGCTCGCCGAGATCATCGACAAGAACAACCACTTCATGGACGCGAGCCGGTACGCGTTGGGCCCGCTGATCAAGCGCCGCGGCGCGGTCGGTATGCTGCTACCCGGAGCCCGCTGATGGCCATCTTCATCCTCAAGGAGCGCGCTACCAGCCGCTCCATGGTTGTCCGTGCGCGCTGCACTACATGCGCCCGCACCGTGGCGGTCGAAAACGCCGGTGCCGAAGGGACGATGGTATGGCGTGACCCCAACCTCTCTTCTGTCGAACTGGTCCGCGAGACGGACAAGCCAGGCCTCATCCTGAAATCGGACTGACCATGACTGACAAACTCGACCTCGCGGTCAATCACGCGATGAGCAGTGCCATCGCGCGTGCCCGAATGAGCCTGCTGAACCAGGGCATTGGCCATGACGCGAAGCGGCCACAGGCATGGTGCGAGTACGGATTCCCCCAGGAAATCACGTTCAACGACCTGTACACCATGTACCGCCGGGGCGGCATCGCCCATGGCGCGGTCGAGAAGATCGTCACCACTTGCTGGAAGACGAATCCGCAGGTCATCGAGGGTGACGACCAGGACCGCTCCAAGGACGAAACCGAGTGGGAGAGGAAGAACAAGCCGTTGATAGCAGGCGGCAGGTTCTGGCGGGCTGTCTCCGAAGCCGACCGGCGCCGCCTTGTTGGTCGTTATTCCGGGTTGCTCTTGCACATCAGGGATAGCCAGCCGTGGGACAGGCCTGTCACGGGAAAGGTCAATGGCCTGGCGAAGGTCACCCCGGCCTGGGCCGGGTGCCTTAAGCCCAAGACGTTTGACGAGAAACAGGATAGCGAGACCTACGGGCAGCCCACCATGTGGGAATACACCGAGGCCTCCCAAGCCGGTCGTCCCGGTCTGGTGCGAGATATCCATCCGGACCGGGTGTTCATTCTCGGAGACTGGACCGGCGATGCAATCGGATTCCTGGAGCCTGCCTACAACTCCTTCATCAGCTTGGAGAAGGTCGAGGGAGGCAGTGGCGAATCGTTCCTGAAGAACGCCGCACGCCAGCTCCTACTGAACTTCGACAAGGAAATCGACCTCAACAACATCGCCTCGATGTACGGCGTCTCGCTTGACCAGCTGAACCAGCGGTTCAACGATGCCACACGCCAGCTGAACCGCGGCAACGACGTGATGCTTCCGACCCAAGGGGCGACGGCCACTCAGCTGGTCTCTGCGGTATCCGACCCTGGCCCGACCTACAACGTCAACCTGCAAACCGCCGCCGCCGGCGTCGACATCCCGACCAAGATCCTGGTGGGCATGCAGACCGGCGAAAGGGCGAGCAGTGAGGATCAGAAGTACCACAACGCCAGATGCCAGGCGCGCCGGGTGCAAGAACTGACGTTCGAGATCAACGACCTGTTCGGGCACCTGATGCGCATCGGCGTGGTCCCGCTGAAGGCCGAGTTCACGGCAATCTGGGATGACCTCACCGTTCCAACCAAGGCCGAGCGCCTGGCCAACTCCAAGACCATGAGCGAGATCAACAGCGCCGCAATCGGCACTGGCGAGCCGGTATTCACCGCGGAGGAGATCCGCGAAGAGGCTGGCTACGACCCGCTCGTGGGCGGTGACCCGCTGCCTGATACCTAACCGGAGGATGAAGATGCCGCGCGCACCGATCCTACCGGCGAGCAGCAGTGACCCGACCGGGGTAGATCGACTGGAAAGGGGCGCAATGCGCGAGTTCGACAGGCGCATGCGGAAAATCCGGGATGGCTATGTCGCTGCCTTGGACCGAATCCCGGCCCAGCCGGTGGTGAATGAGCAGTACACCTACCGTCTCGACCAGGCCCTTCTCTCCGCGATCTTCGCCGACACCAACCTGATGGTCGACGAGATACTGCAGGAGGGCGGGGAGCGCGACCTCTGGTTCTTCGAATCCTATGTCGGGGTTGCCTACATCCGCGGTACCGCACAGACGCATGCCAACCTGGCGCAGCAATCGCCTGCATACCGCGCCGGCCGGGAATCGCTGGATGTCCTGCTTCGATCCGACGCCTACCGCGCGCGGATGGCACTGCTTCGCGCCCGGGAGTTCGAGGAGATGAAGGGCTTGTCCGGCCAAGTCAAGGCCGACATGGCGCGCATTCTCGCCGAGGGCATGGGGCGCGGGAAGAATCCCCGCGAAATCGCACGGGACCTGACCGCCCAGACCGGCATCGAGGCGCGTCGCGGCCATCGCATCGCACGCACCGAAGTCACAACCGCTCTCCGAAGGGCTCGCTGGGACGAAAAAGACGCTGCTGAGGCCGACTACGGCGTTTAGTCGAAGCTGATGCATATGTCGGCCCTGTCCCCCAGCACCAGGGCAACCCATGCGGCAAGGCACGCCAGGCTCTACACCTCGGACGAGGTGAGGGACTGGTACAGCCGAGACGGAAACTCGATCAACTGCAAGTGCAGCCAGGTCGAGGTACTGGTCGATGACGAAGGGAACCCGGTGGTCCCGGCCATCGTCGAGCGCGCGCGCCGCAACTACCAAGTCATGAAAGCCAAAGGGCGCGGGCCCTGGGCGAAAGAGGATTGAGCCATGCCCATGCAGGTCAACATCACCACCCAGGTCAACAGCGCCAGCATTCGGCGTGAGACACACAACGGGCGCGAACATCTGGTTCTGCCGAGCTACACCCTGCCGGCCGGCGTGATCATGAACGGTGGTCTCTACACCGCCGAGCAGATCGACAAGCACTACCCAGGCCTGGAGGGAACGCTGGCGCCGCTCGGGCACCCGATGGTCGACGGGAAGTTCGTGTCTGCGTTCTCCCCTGAAGGGATCAACGCCGCCCACGTCGGCGCCTGGAACCGCAACGTGAAGAAATCCGGCAACCGGGTCTACATGGAGAAGTGGGTCGACGTCGAGTTTGCCAAGTCCACGGAGGGCGGCCGTGAACTGTTGCAGCGCGTCGAAGCGCTGGAGAAGGGGGAGGACGTCCCCCCGATCCATACCAGCGTTGCCGCATTCCTCAATCGCATCGAGCCGAACGAAAGCCAGCGTGCCCAGGGCGCGGAGTGGGTCGCCGACATCCAGAGCATGGATCACGACGCGATCCTGCTGCACGAAGTAGGGGCGGCCACTCCTGAGCAGGGCGTCGGTCTGATGGTAAACGCCGACCAGGCTGTCCCGCTTCAGCCGAATTCCGGCGCTCTGGTTGGCGAGTCCTACCGGGATCGGGAGCAGCGTCTCGATCGCGCCGCAAAGGAGCGGTTCGCCTCCGGGCCCGACCAGTACGCATGGGTTGCCGACTTCACCGATTCTCAGGCTGTGATCAGCCGCAATGGCGGTGTGACCGAGGTGTACGGCTACAAGGTCGAGGCAGGGAAGATCGTCTTCGACGAATCCGGCCAGCCCGTTGTCAGGCAAGAGTCCTGGGTCGCCATGGTGGCCAACAGCATCAAGAACATTTTCACCCATCGTCAGGCTCGGCCTGATCAACCTGAGAAGGAGGGCGACATGCCCCTGACCCCCGAAGAAAAGGCCGAAATCGTGAAGGAAATCGGCACCAACACCTCCAGCGCCATCAAGGAACTGGCGGACACCATCATCAAGCCCCTGGCCGACAAGGTCGACGGCCTGGTCGCCAATCACAAGGCTCTGGCCGACACGCTGACCGCCAACCAGCGCGCCGAGGAAGACAGCATGCGCGAAGCGGTAAAGGCCAAGTTTGGCGAGGTCATCGCCAACAGCCTGGCCGGCGACGCGCTCAAGGAAATGTTCAAGCAGTGCGGCGAATCCGCTCCGCTGGGCGCCAATGCTGCCACCGACAAAGGCGGCCTCACCGCCGATATCGCCAACCTGCCGAAGGAGTAAGCCATGTCTCGCTATCGTCGAGTGAACATCGACGGCAAGTCGCTGTTCAAGACCGAAACCCGCAAGACCGCCGCGGCACTCCTGCCCGGCACGTTCGCCGTGATCAATGGCAGCGACCTGTTCGCCCAGGCAAGCGCAAGCGTTGGCCGACTCTACGTCATCGACTGCGCTCACCACGAAGGCCTCAACATCCGCGATGCGGTTCCCGCCGGCCATTCGGCCGTGGGCAACTACGTCGAAGAGGGTCGCGAACTCGCCGTGCTGTGCCCGGCCGGTACCTACAAGAAGGACACGCCGATCAAGCTCGGAACCAGTGGCCAGGGTGCCATCGCGTCGAGCGATACCGACACGGTCCTCGGTTACAGCCAGGACGATGCAGTCATCGCCTCCGGCGAAACCGACTTCATCCGCATCCGCTTCCGTGTCGGCAGTGTCGCCGCCCCGGCGCCCTAATAGGAGTACGGACACATGTTCCTCACCCAGCAAGCAATCGCCGCCCATCCCCGCCTGATGGGCCATTTCCAGGAGTTGCAGGCCAACCGCAACATCTGGAACAACCAGAACGCCGCGATGATCACCCACCATCGTGGCGCCATGACCCCCGAAATGCTGGCCTGCAACGCGCTCGCCGGCCTGGGTCGTGAGTTCTGGGCAGAGATCGACGCCCAGATCATCCAGTACCGCAACCAGGAAACCGGCATGGAGATCGTCAACGATCTCCTGCAGGTGCAGACCGTGCTTCCGATCGGCAAGACCGCCAAGCTCTACAACGTGGTCGGCGACATCGCCGATGACGTGTCGGTGAGCATCGACGGCCAGGCCCCGTACTCCTTCGATCACACCGAGTACAACTCCGACGGCGACCCCATTCCGGTGTTCACCGCCGGCTACGGTGTCAACTGGCGCGATGCCGCTGGCATGAGCACCGTCGGCATCGACCTGGTCCTGGATTCCCAGGCCGCGAAGCTCCGCAAGTTCAACAAGCGGATCGTTGCCTACACCCTGGACGGTGCCACCAACATTCAGGTCGAGAACTACCCGGGTCAGGGCCTGCGCAACCACCGCAACACCATCAAGGTCAACCTGGGCTCCGGCGCCGGCGGCGCGAACATCGACCTGACCACTGCCACCCAGGAGCAACTGGCTGCGTTCTTCACCACCGGCGCTTTCGGCCAGGCCGCCCGCAACAACAAGGTCGATGCCTATGATGTGCTGTGGGTGTCCCCGGAAATCTGGGGAAACATGAACCGACCGGCAACCGTGGCAATCGGTGGCAGCACGATCCTGAGCGGCGGCACTGTTTTGCAGTTGATCACCCCGTTCATCCCGGCGCGCGAGGTTCGCCAGACCTTCGCCCTGTCGGGCAACGAGTTCCTGGGTTATCAGCGACGTCGTGACGTGGTATCCCCGCTGGTCGGCATGGCTACCGGTGTTATCCCGCTGCCGCGCCCGCTGCCGCAGGTCAACTACAACTTCCAGATCATGAGCGCCATGGGCATCCAGGTGAAGAAGGACGACGAAGGTCTGTCCGGCGTGATCTACGGCGCCAACCTGGCGTAAGGAGAGCAACATGCCCAAGTACGAGGTGATCAAACCCTGGAACGGCGTTTCCAAGGGCCAAGTGCTGGAACTCGACTCTCTGGCTTCGGCACTCCTGCCGAACGTGCGCGAGGTTGGCGCACTCAAGAGCGGAAGCCTGACCTTGGACGTTTCGACCCAGGTCGACGAAGCGGCCAGGCAAGCTCTCGCCGAAGCGCAGGCATCCGTCGACGCCATGATCGTTGACGCCAAGGCTCAGGCCGAAGGCATCATCGCCGCAGCCAACGCGGAAGCAGCGAAGATCCTGGATCAGGCCAAGGCCCAGGCCGGTACCCTGACGCCGGCGATCCCGGACGGCAGCGAGCGCCGCGAGCTGATCAAAGCGCGCCTGAAGGAACTGAAGATCGAGTTCGATGGCCGCCAGGGAGAGGAAGCGCTTGCCGCCCTGCTGCCGGAGGGCGAACTGGCGAAGCTGTTCCCGGCCAAGTGACCGGTGCGTGACGAGAGGCCGCCTGCGGGCGGCCTCGTCGTTTCTGGCCTCAGCGATGGGGTCCCTTCTTCTGGAGAATGAAATGTTTGGCAATCAGACCGACTCGGACATCCCGGCGATTCCGAAGGCTCCGCCCGCTCCTATGGGGTTCCCGGCCTCGTTCGGGGCTAGCGATGACTTCAGGCTCTGCGATGCTATCCGGAACACCGTGGATGCTGCGCAAGACGCCCAAGGTATGACGCTTCGGATTCTTCAACGACACCTCCTCCGTCTGTGCAACCTGCAGGTCGAGCAACTGGAGGGATGTGGTGATGATCACATTTGAACAGGCCCGGCAGTACCTGCAGAGCCAGGGCATCGACAACGTGCCCGATTTCATCCTTGCGGCGTGGATCGAGCAATTGCAGCAGATCCAGGACTGCCTGGATGCCCATTACCCGGCATCGACCTCGCTGCTAATTCAGGCCTACCTGCTGGCGCTGTTCGCCCTGGCACAGGCCGACAAGTACATCAGCAGCCAGACGGCACCATCCGGCGCTTCTCGATCGTTCCGCTACCAGGCCTTTGCTGATCGCTGGAAGGCGCAGTTGGCCCTGCTGAACGCCCTGGACAAGTACGGATGTGCGACGGGGCTGATTCCACCGAACCCAACCCAGACCGCACACGGCGGTCTTTGGATCGCGCGCGGTGGCTGCATGTGTGGTGACTCATGAGCACGACGGCGAATTGGAGTTACACCAACACGGCGACGGTTCGGCCATTCCTGCACTTCGACCTTTCGACCCAGGAGGCTGTTTACGGTCCCGAGTACGAGATCGCCTGCACCTGGGTAGCGAAGGGTGAGCAGGTCCGCGATAACAACGGCGCCGAGTTCGTGTCGCGCCACCAGATCTACACCGAAGATCGCCGGCCGAAGTACCTGGACCTGATCCAGTTCGACGGCTCCAACGGCTGGGAAGAGATTCGCTCGGTGACGAACTGGGACATGTCCTTCTTCGGCGAGCAGCCGGACTTTCTACTGGTGACCTGACATGGCAATCCAAGGCATCGACCGCGTCCGGCGGAATCTTCGTGTGGCTGTCGAAAACATCGCCGGCGACGTTTCCGAGCGCGCTGTTTATGAGGTGCTGAGCCAGGGAGCGGCAATGGCGCAGAAGACCATGACACCGATCGACACATCGACTCTGGTCAACAGCCAAACGGCCCCCCAGATCACTGTTGGCCCAAACGGGGTCGAGGGCAGCGTCGGTTACACCGCTGCCTACGCAGCAGCAGTCCACGATGCGCCAGGCACTCTCGCCGGCCAGCCGCGGGACGAGAACGACCCTAGCCGGGGGGACTACTGGGACCCGAATGCGGAGCCTGAATTTCTCACGAAGGGCTTTGACCAGATCATTCCAGCAATCCCGGCCATCCTCCGCAGGACCTACCGCGTATGACACCCTACGACGCCTTCCAGGATTGGCTGGCTTCGATCCTGGGCGAGGGCTACCAGTACAGCCGTGGGATGTGGGTCGACCACCCGTCGCTCGACCCGGCGTTCATCGCAGCGATCCAGCAAACCGGCGGTCCCCCGACCCAGGTCGACATTCGTCGCCTGCGGTTCAAGGTGATCCTCCTCGGCCCGAAGGGCGTCCGGAAACACGTTGTCGACGTCGGCAACTCAATCGAGACCCTGGCGCAGGTAGCGCTTGGCGACAGCGTCCCCTGTGGCGCCGCATCTGTTCGGGCAATCGGAGAGCCGATCGGGCCCGGATACACCACGGAAAACCGGGCCTGGTACAGCCTGGACCTTGAAGTTCTCTACTAATCAGGAGGCCAGACATGGCTTGCAAGAAGCTCAAATTTCCGGGCCGCGACGTCGTGCTCGAGTATTACATCGGGTGCGGCGATGCGCTGCCGGCGGAGAATGACTGGCGCCGTTTCGGGTCGCTCCGCACGAAGGAATTCACCGCCGAGTGGGACACCATCGACGCGACTGATTCCGACTCGGTTGGCGCACTGCGGGAGAACCTGGCCAGCTTCCAGACGCTCACCATTTCCGGTGACGGTACCGTGAAGTCCTCGGGTGCTGGCGCGCAGAACCTGATCGACCTGACGAAGCATGTCGTGAAGCCGGACGCGACCGGCGGACAGCCTGTTGTCTGGATGCGCATGACCTTCCCGGACCTGACCTTCACCGCATTCATGCTCATCAGCAACCTCAGTCGCTCCGCGCCGTACGACGATGTCACCACCTACAGCTTCGAGGCTTCGGCGACCGCTTCCGACTTCGGCCTGATCGTCGAGGATACCCCCGACGCGGATGCGCCGGACCCGACCAGCATTCAGGTCGTGCCGGAGACCCTCTCGCTTACCGTTGGCGAAGGCTTCAACTTCGAGGGCGTCGTGCTGCCTGTTGGCGCTCCGCAAGGCCTGCGCTGGACTTCCAGTGCGCCGACCGTGGCCGCGGTGAACGCGGTTACCGGCGAGGTGAGCGCGCTGTCGGCCGGCACCGCCACGATCACCGCTGCTTCCAGCGTCGCCCCGGGCGTCACCGATACCGCAACTGTCACGGTTGTCCCGCTGGTGCAGGGCATCACTGTCTCGCCGACCTCCGTCTCGATCGCCGAAGGCGCCACCCAGCAACTGACCGCCGCTGTATCCCCGACCGGTGCGGCTCCTGGCCTGGTCTACGAAAGCGCGGCGCCGGCGATTGCCACCGTGAGCTCGACCGGCCTGGTGACCGGTGTTGATGTCGGTACCACCACGGTGAAAATCACCAGTGCGGCACGGCCGTCGGTGAGCGTGACCGTTCCGGTAACCGTTACTGCACCGTGATCCTCGCCGAGATCGGTGAGATAGGCGTACACACGGCCTCGGGGGAGTTCTTTCTCCTGCGGCCGTCCCTGTACGCCATGACCCAGCTCGGTACGCCGGCCGAGATTGTCGACGTCTTCGCGCGCGTCATGAGCGACCCGATCACCGAGAAGCATCAGGCGGACCAGTTCGCCGACGCCCTGGCCGTGGTGGTGGCCTGTAGTGAGCAGGACCTGTCCGACGTGTTTGGCTACTACGACCAGGACCTGGTCTACCGGCCAGGAACTGCGGACGTCGAGCACCTTGTGCCTCTCGCGCGCTGCCTGCTGAAGCACGGCGTCACAGGAGCGCTTCCGCCACTCCCCCGGCGCCACGACGAAGAGCCGAACTACTCGGGGGAATTCGTTGCGCGGGAGTACGTCGCGACGGCGATAGCGCACCTGGGGCTGAGCGAGCGCGAAGCTTGGTCCATGACCATGACCGGCCTGATCGGCGCTCTGCGCGCGAAATATCCCCCAACCGAATCGAACGCTCCGGGCGCCAGAGCCCCGACCGCGGCAGAGCATGACGCGACGATGGAGTGGTTCGACAAGATCGAGGCCAAGCGCAAGGCGCGGGCGAAAGGAGCACCCTGATGGCTGAGAATGTCGGCAGCATCTACTACACCGTCGAGGCGGATACCTCTGGCCTTGTAAACGGCACGAATGCTGCTGACCGTTCATTGGATCAGATGCAGGCAACCATGCGGCGTGCTGATAGCGAGGCGGCACGTCTCAACACGACTGTCACCAAGCTTTCGTCGGCTATTAAGACGATCATCGCGGCGTCAGCGCTCCGCGAGATGGCCAGCATGGTCCAGTCCTATCAGGAGATGGCTGACAGGGTTCGTCTGGCGTCTGCAAGCCAGGAAGAGTATGAAAACGTACAGGCCAGACTGCTCCGTACCGCCAACGGGACATACCGAGCGCTCTCCGAGGCGCAGGAACTCTACATCCGCACTTCTGCAGGCCTGAAAGCTCTCGGATACGACACAACGTCTGCACTGGATGTGATGGATTCGCTGTCGTATGCATTCGTGACCAATGCGACCAAGGCGGATGCAGCAGAGGCAGCGATCAGCCAGTTCTCCAAGGCAATCAACACCGGCAAGGTTTCGGCTGACCAATGGGAAACAATCTCCAGCGCAGTCCCGTCTGTTATTGAGGATATCGGCGCCGCTGCAGGTAAGACGGGGGCGGAAGTCAGGAGTCTTGGTGCGCAGGGGCAATTAACGGCGCAAATGCTCACCGAGGGTCTACGTAAGTCCTTAGAAGAGAACTCCAAGGCAGCCGCCGGCATGTCCAATAACCTGACCGATGCAGGGGTCAGGATTCGCACTGCATTTACTCAAGTCCTTGTTTCGTTGGAAGACCAGACTGGTGCCCTTCAAACATTCACCAATGGTCTTATTTCGGCTGCTGATGCGCTTCTTGAGTTCGGGCTTGACTCGGAAAAAATGGCAGCATTTCTCGACACTGCAACAGTCGCAGCAGCTTCTCTGGCCTCTGTTGTGGCTGGGCGTCTAGTTACCTCCCTGTATGCAGCAGGTGCGGCCCAAGTGCAAAGATTGCGGGCAACGCTTGAGCAGATAGCAGCTGATCGGAATGCTGCTATAGGTGCACTGCGCCGGGCAGAGGCAGAGAAGGCGGCGGCCGCCGCGGCTGTCGCTCTGGCTCAGGCGGACTTGAATGCCGCTAGGGGTTCGAATGCCCACGCAACAGCTCTAAACGCGCTGCTGGCCGCTAAAGAGCGCGACTTGGCCGCCACAAGGGCACTAACGGCTGCTCAAACAACGCTGAATGGTGTAGCAACCACCGGGACAGTGGTAATGGGAGGCCTTCGAGCGGCAATGGCGTTCCTCGGCGGACCGCTTGGGGTTGTTCTGTTGGCCGCAACCGCGATCGCAACATTTGCAACGAATGCACGGGAGGCGAAAGAGCCTACGGACCTTCTAACTCTGTCCGTTGAAAAGCTTGGACAGGCACAGCTGAAGGTTGCGCGACTGGATATCGACAAGCGAATCCAGGCAGTGAGCGACAAGCTCAAACTGCTTGGGGAAAACTATGCGTTCGCGGCAAAAGAAGCCCAGGGCTCTGGTCGAAGGGCCAATCGGTACGCTGAAGATGCCGTGCGTATCCAAGGCGCGGTCGAGGAGCTTACGCAGGAGCTTGACCAGCTACAGAAAAAACGTTCAGACGTCGACGCTGCCCTGGATAAAAAGAGTTCATCCCCATCCGGTAATGGCCCGGGTCGCCAGGCAAACCCGGAGGATACAAAGGCTCTCCAGAATCTTCGCGACGAGGCTGAACTATCTGCTCTCGCGGGTGAAGAACGGGCGAAGCTTGCCGCGCGCAAAAAGCTCAGTGCTGATGCCACAAAAGAGGAGATCGCGGAGGCGGAGCGTCTCGCTGTCCAGATATTCCGCAACAGCGAAGCACGGAAGCAAGAGAAGAAGTCAGCCTCTGATACCGCCTCTACGGTCAAAAAGTCGATGGAGGAGCAGCGTCGCGCTGCCCTGGACAATGAGAAGACTATCGGAGACCTTTCCCAGCAACTGGCACAGGCTGGACTGAAGGGAAAGGAACTGGCAGAAGCTGGGGCGCAATCTCGCCTTAATCCATTCGCCACGCCGGAGCAGGTCGCCCAGGTCCGCGCGCTCGCCGCAGCTCTGTACGAAGCGCAACAGGTCGAAGCCAACAAGCAGTTGCTGGGGCAAATGGACCCGATCTCCGGCGAAGACCAGCGCTACCAGACCGAACTGGAGAATCTGAAAAAGCTGAACGAGGCCAAGTTGCTCGAGGACCAGCGCTACCTGGAACTCAAGGCGCAGGCCGAGCAACAGCACGATGCCACGATGAAGCAACTGGAGGAGGAGCGATTCCGCCGCCAGGCTGCCGGCAACGAGATGATCATGGCAACGCTTGATCAGGTGCAACAGGCCGGTACGAACGCTCTGACAGGGCTGATAACCGGGGCGAACAATGGTGCCGACGCCATGCGACAACTGGCCGGCGCCATGCTGAACCAGGTCGTCGGTGCCCTCGTCAAGGTCGGCATCGAGCAGGCCAAGAACTTCATCATGGGTCAGACCCAGCAGGCGGCTGCGGCGACGACAGCCGCAGCGACCGGCGCCGCTATGGCTTCTGCCTACGCGCCAGCCGCTGCTGCCGCTTCGGTTGCGTCATTCGGCGGGGCGGCAACGGCTGGCCTTACCGCAATGGCGGCCGCCATCCCGGCAATGCTTGGGATGTTCGCTGGAGGTCGCCAGTACGGCGGTCCCGTAGGGGCGGGCGGCATGTACCGGATCAACGAGAACGGCGCACCAGAGGTATTCCAGGCTGCGAATGGCCGGCAGTACATGCTGCCGAACACCCGGGGAGAGGTTGTCAGCAATCGTGACTCCTCGGCGCAGTATCAGGTGCAGCCAAACATCGAGATCCACCTCCATGAGGATCCATCTCGAGCTGGACAGGTTCAGCAGTCGGGAGGTGGAGATGGAAGAACGATGATCAACATGTGGGTAGATAGCCTGCTCGGCGATGGAGAGGTCCACCAAGCCCTGCAGGGTGCGTACGGACTACAGAAGGTGGGCAGATGATCAAGTACCCAGAGCAGTTGCCCGCAATCCTGCTGTCCGGATACTCAATTGAGCAGGTCGACTCGACGGTCCGAACCCCGATGTCATCCGGTCGAGAAAGGGTGCGTCGACGCTTTGAAAGCGTTCCGGAATACCCGCAAGGGAGCGTGCTCATGACACCGAACCAGGCCGCGTTCTTCAGAGCCTGGTTCGAGCGAGCGCTCTCGGGAGGGGTTCGCTGGTTTACCTGCCGCTTGAAGATGCCTGAGATCCTCACGGGAACTGCGGAGTTTGAGTGTCGGTTTCGGGGGAAATATTCATGCCGACTTGTCCCTCCAAGTATGTGGGAGTTCGCGTTCGTTCTTGAGCTTCGTGAGCAGTCGCTCATCCCGCCGGGCTGGGAGCAGTTCCCGGACTACTGGTTCAACATGAACATCTTGGATCTCGCGATGAACCGCGATGGCCACTGGCCGGAGGCATAAGATGGACCCGCTCGAAGTTGCCTTTGCTTCGCCGGCAGACGAGGTGCTGATTCCAACCCTCGAGATCACCTGTGATGCATGGCCGGCGCCGGTGTTGCTGACCCACGGTTACGACAATGTCACCGCCGGCACCGAGGATGGCCGAACTCTGACCTACGAGGCTGGAGGGATCGATGCCTCGTTGCCGAAGTCGGACAACACCGGGAACCAGACGATCACCTTTGCCATCGACGGCGTGACCGGAAAGTCCCAGAACCTGATCCAGCAGGCCGTCGATGCAGAGAAGCGGGTCAGACTGACCATGCGGCTCTACCTCAGCACGGACCTCTCCAGGCCGAAGCGCGACTACCACATGACCGTCAAGAGCGGTGTGCTGGAGGTCGATCATGCCGAGATTCAGGCCGGCTACTTCGACCTGATTGGCACCCGCTGGCCCCGCGTCGACTTCAACTCCCAGAACGCACCCTGCATCAAGTACGAAGGCTGACCCATGCTCGATCGATATCTCGCCGCCGTCTACGAAGACGGCGGGCGTGAGCTGCCGCGCGTCGATTGCTGGGGACTCACCCGGCTGGCGCGTCATGAGCTCTACGGCATGCCCATGCTCTCCAGCTTCGGGGAGGTGAGACATACCAGCCCGCACCATTTCCAGCGCGCCTACCAGCGCCAGGTCCAGGCCGCCCTGGAAGAGTGCGAACCGTTCGCCGGCGCGATCGCTGCCGGCATGGATGGGGCGGTCTGCGTCCACGTTGCCCTGGTCGTGGCCAGGGAGGGGCGGCTGCAGGTACTCGAAATCAATCCAGCGTCCGGCGCACGCCTGGTGCGCCTGCAGGACTTCCTCGAAAACTTCACCCGGGTGATCTTCTACCGTGATCGAATTCTTCGCGAACAAGTTGGATCCTGAGCCGCTGCGCCAGTACCCCGTCCGCGCGCGGATGCCAATCGACACCTGGTTGCGTGGGAACGTGGCGAGCTATCGCCGCAATCGGCGCCGCATCCGCCGGGGTGAGTTGAACCCGGTAAGCATCTCGGTCAACGGTCGGCTCGTCCACTTCAGCCGCTGGCGCGTGACCGAGATCGGACCCGACGACGAGGTCCACATCTGGAAAGAGCCGAAGGGCATCGATCCGATCTCGATCACAATTGCCGCGATCAAGAGCGTCCAGGCGCTGTTTCGGTTGTTCATGCCTCGGATCAAGATGCCGAGCACCCAGAACCCGCGCCAAGGCGACCCGCTGGAGAGCGCGCGGACCAAGGCGAACCAGGTCCGCTACGGCGACATCGTCCGGGAGGCGTTTGGCCGGAACAAGATCTACCCCGACTACATCGTCCCGCAATGCCGGCGTTTCCCCAGCGAGCGGACGGAGTGGGTCCAGATGCTGCTGGCGGTCGGGATCGGCGACTACGAGATCCACGCCAGCGACATCATGATCGGCGACACGCCGATCATCTCGCTCGGCAATAACGCCCGCTACCACGTCTACCGGCCGGGTGAGAGCGTGGCCGGCGACCCGGCTGCGGAGTGGTGGCACTCGGTTGCCGAGGTCGGCGCCACGGCGACGGGCACCGCTGGGATCGACCTCCGTACAACCACCACGGTCGACCAGTCTGCGAACGCCCAGGCGTACCAGTTCGACGGCGACCTGGTCACCGTTCCCGTCGGGGCCGGCCAGTTCCCCACTGGCTGGGCTGCCGGGATGATCGTCCGCGTCGAAGTGATGTACCAGTACAACGTCACCGCAGGCACCGGAGTGGGCGGTCGAGACACAATCTCCGGCCCGCTCGCCCAGCTCGGCGCGTTCCCAGGCATGGTTATCGAGGTCACCGGGGCGAACGAAGGCATCTACGTCGTCAACAGCTACACCGCGCCGGCAGGGTCTACGCCAGCGTCGATGACGCTCAATACCACCAGCGGTGCCCCCGTTTCTGGGTTGCAGTACGGCACGGGCTGGGCGTGTATTGGCTACCGCGGGCTCCGGTACCGGATCACCGCTGCGAGCTCCAGCCAATTGGCGCTGGACCGGTTGACCGATACCGGCTCCGACGACACTGCCTGGCCTGGATTCGACTACATCGAGAGCAATTCGGCGGTCCTGAAACTGGACGGCTCCACGCTGGAGGGAGACTGGGCCGGCCCGTTCGCAGGGAACCCGGAGGCTGAGAAAGCCACCGCGATCGAGTTCGACTACATGTTCCCGCAAGGCCTCGGAGGGGTGGACAAGAAAGGGAGGCTCTTCAATTGGCAGGTCGAGATCGAGCTTCAGTGGCGCGACATGGCCCTGGCCGGCGCATGGACCTCGTACCGAGAGACCATCAGCCGGGCGACTCTGGACCAGATCGCATTCACGCGCCGGATCAACCTACCGTATGCAATGCGCCCTGAGGTCAGGATGCGTCGGATCGGCGCGAAGTCAACCGAGACCACCATTCAGGACACCGTGAAGTGGTACGGCCTACGGACAAGGCTGGCGAGTCCGTCGTCCTACCCCGGAATGACCGTCATTTCAGTGGCGGTCGCCGGCGGCGGCCGCTTGGGTGCGCAGTCCGAGAATCGGGTCTCGGTGATCGGTACCCGGATACTCCCGACGCGCCAGAACGGCGCGTGGACGGAGCCGCGGCCTGTCCGGGATCTTGTGGCGCCGTTCTGCTACGTCGCGAAGTCCGTCGGCTACGAGGATGCAGACCTCGACCTGGTCGAGATCGATGCACTGGCCGATATCTGGGCGGAGCGAGGCGATACGTTCGATCACCAGTACGAGTCGACGTCGACGGTGAAGGAAGTGCTGGGCGACATCCTCGCCGCGGGATTCTCTGAACTGACCATTGGGCGTGGTCGGCTGCGTCCGGTTCGTGATGGACTGCGCGAGGGTGTCGATCATCTCTACACCACGCCGGCGGCGAATGGCGAGGTCTGGGCCTACTCGGCACAGAACATGAAGGGGTCGCTGTCCAGAACCTTCAGCACGCCAACTCCAGACGACAACGACGGTGTCGACGTGGAGTACATCGACGGCCGCACGTTCCAGAAAAAGACCGTTCCATGCCGCCTGCCTGGCCAGTTGGGGTTGAAGCCCGAGAAGGTCAGCGCGGTCGGGGTGAGCGACGTCAACAAGGCCTATCAGAAGGGCATGCGCCGAGCGGCAGAGCAGCGCTACCGGCGTTGGAACTACTCGTTCGAGACGGAACTCGACGCGAACAACAGCGGTTATCTCAGCCTTGCCGCTGTGTCGGATGACACGCCGGGGAGTGGCCAGAGCGCATTCCTGAAGTCGATCGCCCCTCAAGACACTGGCTTTGTATTGGAGAGCAGCGAGCCTCTGGACTGGGCTGCTATGGAAACGGCCAGGGTTGCGCTTCGCAAGCCGGATGGTCGAGTAGACGGCCCTTGGAGTGCATCGCGAATCGACGACCGCCGGATGCTGGTACCGTCACTCGGTTTCGTCCCTGACCTGTCCTGGGCGCGCGAGCCGCCGCATCTCCTGTTCGGACGCATCCATCCAGTGCTGATCACCGGTGTGGACCCGAAGGGCCTCGAGAGCTGCTCTGTCCGCGGCGTGAACTACGACGAGAGGCTCTACGTCAACGACAACGCCACCGCGCCGCCTGAGGCGGTCTGACCGCCAACACATCACCCCCATGAAGAACCCCGCCCTGTGCGGGGTTTTTGCTTTCTAGGAGCAGCCATGCCCGTCCGTTACAACACCATGAACCCGGTCGAGCCGAATGGGTCTTCCGACTTCCGTGATCTGTCTGACAACACTGCGAACCTTGACCTTGCGATGAATGGCCAGGCCCTGACCTGGACGAATCGAATCGGAGGTGAAGAGCGGTCTTGGCGGGGTATTTTGCAGTGGATTGCCGATTGGCTGGCCGCGCAGGGATTCGAACCAGGCTTCCTTGAGTATGTCGACGGCTCTCCGCTGATTGTTGATCGCCCGACTCAACTGATTCAGCGTGACGGGAACCTGTATAGCGTTCAACTGCCAGCAGATTTCCCGGTCAGCCTCAGCGGGAACTGGGCCACCGACCAGACCCTGCTGGTTGCCCAGGTCGACCGCTCGCTGCGTCAGCAGTTGCGAGCTCCGGGTGGCGCCGGAATGATGGGTTACGATCCGGCGGAAACGTACCCATCAGATACGGTTGGGTATGCAATAAATGAGATTGATGGAAAGGCTGAGGAAGCATCTAACTTAGCGACGACTGGTGCATTTGGTAACGCGCAGATGCTAACCAGAGTAAGAGCGCGAATCTCAGGTGCTCCAACTATGTATGTTCTTGGTGACTCTATTTCTCATGGAGCTTTTGCCGGCAGAATATACCGGAATGGCTGGGTGAATCTTCTGCGAAGAATGCTCTACAACGAGATCGGCACTCTAACTTATGGATTCACGCCGCTGATGTCTCTCGTAGACGGTGCTGGGAATACCTCTAATGAAATTCACTCTATCGATTTCGCAAAAACATCAGGAACCCACTCCTGGGTTTATAGATCGAATGAAAGCGGATCATATGTTCCTCAAGGGTTGTCGTGGGTGTCAAATGAGGTTGGCAATATTATAAGGTCGACAATCCCGACATTTCAGGATGCATGCACGGTTTACTACGTCGCAAGGCCGGGAGGGGGAACGTTTGACATAAAAGTTAACGGATCTGTAGTAGCTAGTGTGAATACACAGGCCTCGGCTGTAAACGCTTTGCAAGGCCAAGCTGTAACCCTGAAAGATAATGGGTTTGGGAAATGTGTAATCGAGGTTGTTACTACATCTGCCGCAACTGTTGAATTTTCTGGTTTTTCATATGCGAACGCCTATAGTCAGTCGGCTCTTCATAATTTTTCAAATTCTGGCCGTAGGCTTCGCTGGGTGGATGAGTCCGTCATCAGTTCGATGATGGCAGGAACCTCTCTATTCATCATGGCACTAGGTGTCAATGACGCGTCAGACAATGAGTCTGATACGGCGTACTATGAAGAGTTCGTAAAAAGAATTGATTGGCTGATAAGCTATTCAAATCAAAATAGCGTACCTGTAGTGGTGCCTGATTTTTTGTGGAGTTACCCAGATACAAACAACACTAGGAAGCAGCTAAAGCGACTTGCTGACGAGACTCAGGGGCTATACATACCGTTTGCCGATTTCTTTAGAAAAGGATCGCAGCCAGCAGATGCAAATTATCTTGTAAATACTCTTAAGCTCTTTTCTGATGGTTCCCATCCAAACGTTCATGGTCATAAGTATATTGCGGAGACTATTGCTAAGAAACTCGGACTTTCAGTTAGCTCGAAAAAACAAGCTCTCGACTACCATGATTGGTGGATGCCGATATCAATCACAAGCGCGACAATAAAAAATGCGGACTTTGGTTCGATTCCTCCGAGTAGGGTAATAACTGCAACTCGAAACAATGGCGCGAATGTCCTATTTCGGTTTTATGTCTCTGGCGTCTCTGGTACGTCCGCTGTTGCGTTCTCTGGAGCATACTCATCTGACTCTGGCGTGTTCGTTGACCTTCCAGTGACTGGGCAGATGGAGCTTGAAGCAAATGGGGCAAGTTCCGGAGTTGTAAATATCTCTCAGGCAGGAGTAACAATAACGCCAAATTCATCGAACACTAAAAGCACTCATCGGTTTGTTGTTAGCGTTGCACGTGGGGAGCGACCGTTTGTTGATGGTGTGATTTACTAGGCTCGCTAAAATATTCGGATGCCATTGCAATGGCGATAAAAAAAGCCGTGCCGATGAGCAGATTGATTATCTCTGTTGATATTTTTTCTGTTTCATCGGTGCGGATATTGAACATGGCATTCGTATACTCGTCTAAAGTTCTTGCTGATTTGTTTTTCATTTTAATTATCCAGTTGAGCTTTCGACGTAACCAAGCTAACGCAGTTCACGAAGCGTTTCCGGATGCTTGCTCGCAACCTTAATTAAGGTTTTCGCTGCTCCAGAAGGCGACCTTCTACCCTGCTCCCATTCCTGCAGAGTACGAACGCTAACTCCCAGAAGGAGTGCGAACTCAGATTGCGCCATTCCAACCTTTGCACGAATCTCTGCAATCGGAGAAAGTTCGACCTGCGTCGAACGGGCAGCCTTCCCCTTCTTCATTTCGTCAATCGAGGCGAGGAGATCGGCCTCGAAGGTTTCAAGTTCCTTATCCATTCATAGCCTCTTTCAATTTGCTCAAGGTGGATGCTGGTAGGTTATCGAACTTCGACTTTGTGTAGGCTATCAGTAGCCAGATGGCTTGCGACTCTTCGGCGTTGTAGTAGATCACGCGCGCGCCGCCGCGCTTACCCATGCCTTGGCGAGACCAGCGAACCTTGCGAAGCCCACCCGATCCTGGGATCACATCTCCGGCCAAGGGGTTGGCTGCAATCCACGCAATGAACTCCTCCCGTTCGGGGTCGCTCCAGATATCGTCTGCATAGCGCTTGAAAATCTCAGTTTCGATGACTGTTCGCATTACTTAAGCATACGTCATTGCCGTATCTTTAGCAAGCCGGAGGATGGAGTGGTCGGGATCAGGTGATCCTGGTTCTTGCGCCTAGCCTGCCGGTTCTGGCAGATCGAGCGGTCATGGAGTATCGGCCGCAATCCATTCCGCTTCGTTTGATTTCGCCTTTCTGTGTCCATGATTGGTATGATGAAACCTTCCATCAACCTAACTCATGGTGAATTATGGGCGGACTTGCTGAGTCATTTTCCTTCACTCCTAGCGACTGGGGCGTTTCTGTCAGAGACGGGGTAATTGAAGGAAGATATTCATTGGATAACGGCATATGTCATGTTCAAATGTTCTTTGAGGCAGGAGAGCGCACAGAGTTTCTTGACACTTCTACATGGAAATTCCGACTCCCAGTCAATGAAATAGGGAGTGGGCCGCAGGGCGGATTCATGGCCAGGCTGTACGATAGCGGTTCGGAAAAAGATTTTATCGGGCATGGTTTT